TAAACATCCCATCTAATCCTAAAGCTAAGAAGAAAGCCTTTCGCTCACAGACGTTCGATGCTATCCAATATATCTATCGCGAGTTAGGCGGTAAGTATCGGCTATCAGATATTGAAGGCATGACGGTTCGGGATATTCTGGATAAGCTCGACGGCAAAGAACCAGAGCCGGATGTAACCAACGCCACTACAACACGAAAGTTCACATATGAAATTAGAGTTTAACCGACCTTACAAAAACAGGTCACTAAATTAATACAAAATGGAAGATAAAGTAAAGAATGACCTTCCTGAAGACAGTAAGGTCGAAACGCTCAACGTAAAAATTGACGCGACAGAAATCACAAAGGCCGTTGATAGGATGGCTGAAATAATGACTCCCAAAGAGCCGCTACCCGGACCACCTGCTCAAGATATTTCCGAGAAGGACGAGAAGGATCTAAAGAGGTATTCAATCCGTAGCGCTATCCTGAAGAAGTACGAAGCCCAACAAGGCGAGGGTAAGTTTGACGGTATCGAACGTGAGATGCACGAAGAGGCGGTGAAAGAAAGCCGCGCCACAGGTCGCTCCATCGTTGGGCTCGGTATTCCCTCTATGGTATTACACTCACGCGCAGACCTACAGGCTACCGTAGATGCCGCAGGTGGATACACCGTACCGACCGACACCACTGGATTCATTGGAACGCTTCAGAACAGTATGTCTACTATCAAGGCAGGGGCGCAGATGATGGCCGGACTCGTTGGAGATGTAAGTATCCCACGACTGACTACCGACTCCGTTGCTACATGGATTAGTGAAGGTGGCCAATCCGTCGAGGCTGATCCCGTTTTCGATGCAGTAACCCTGACACCGAACAGGCTGACCACTTACACTATCTACTCTCAGCAATTACTGAGGCAGTCCAGTCTTAACATCGACAAGATTGTGGCCGACACTCTTTATTATTCAATCGCTAACGCCCTTGAGACCGCAGCTTTTGAAGGATCAGGTTCCTCTAACGTGCCGACGGGTATTCTCAATCAGACTGGCGTAAACGATGCCACTCACGGATCGACTAACCCCACCGCTGCAAATTGGGCGAATATCGTTCAGATGGAGAGGATGATCGCTGTTGATAACGCACTGCAAGCTAAGATGGCTTATATCATGAAAGCCACCGCCGCAGGTAAACTCAAGACGACCATTAAGCACGCTACGGCTGCCGCAGGTTATCTATGGGACAACGACCCGCTGTTAGGTGGAGTTGTTAATGGCTATCCCGCTTATGTATCCAACGGGTTCACTAATGACACTGTCCTGTTCGGTGATTTTTCATCGCTGATGTTCGGACAATGGGGAGGACTTGACTTACTCATCAACCCTTATTCTCTCGACACTTACGCTCAGATCCGCGTAGTTATTGCAGGTTACTTTGACGTAGCCGTTAAGCACGGACAGAGTTTTGCAAGGATTGACGATCTGAAATTGACCTAATGAAGGTTAAAGTCAGATGGATAAAGAGTCCTAGACAAATTTACGGGATTCCACGAGCACCAGGCTCTATCAGTCTGGTCTCGATGGATCTTGTTAGGCAGATTCAGAAGGAGAGTCCGGGCTTCCTAGAAGTCCTGGAAGAGCCTAAAGAGAAAGCACCAGTTGTCAGGGATAAGATGGTCCACAAAGCATCAAAAACTCGCAAGAGATGAGAAAACGAGCAGACACATACAACATATATACATCAGCAGTCGCGTTGCCCATAAGCGTATCGGACGCTAAAGCACATTGCGGTGTAACCAACTTCTTACAGGATAATCTTATCGCGGATCTGATATGGGGTGGCGTTAAGGCTTTCGAGAAAAGCGCAAACGTCTGTCTGTCTGCTCAGAAATGGAAAGTCTTTCTTGACAAGGGATATGCACAAATAGAACTATGGAAGTACCCAATTACGGGTATTTCCATAATTCAATACTACGATTCAGATAACGCATTGCAGACATTATCAACTGATGATTATTTCTCTAATGTCGATGTCGGATCATCGGCTTATAGCCCTCGTCCGGCGGTGATAACCATTGAAGATATACCGTCCACCTATAAGCGGGACGATGCTTTGATTATCACTTTTGAGGTCGGATATACTATTATTGATTATGACGTTAAGCAAGCGATTCTAGCATGGGTCTTTTATAGATATGAGAACCCAATGGATTCGGTTTCTGAACGTATATCGTTCTTTGACAATATCATAGCCAACTCTAGGAGCTATGGCTTATAGCGAGCAAATAGTTATCCAACAGTCCACCGAGGCTAGAGGGACGGGCGGAGCGGTTGTTCCGACATGGACCACTTACAAGACGGTGTGGGCCGAGCGTCAGGATCAGAACGGCTATAAGTCTAACGAAAGCGAGATGCCTGTCTTTACCGATGGGATTAGCTTCAAGATTCATCTATACGATGCGCCCGATCTGACCTCTAAGATGCAAGTCAGTTATGACAGCGAGGAATGGGATATAATCCGTATTGAGAAGTTGGGGCGCTTTCACTTCGTTATATACGTGGAGGCTCACGATGACGAATGATCTTGATCTTACACTTGTAGGTGATGAGGAACTATTAAAAGCCTTTCGAGAGTTGGACGTTAAGACCCAACACAAGCGGCTCCACCAAGTTCTGAACAAGGCTGCTAACATCCCCGTTAAAGCGATGAGGCAAGCTATCCCGGTTAGATCAGAGAAGCGTACACCCGCCTCTTCAGGATCGAGGGCAAGGCGGCGCAGTAGGGGCCAGTTGAACAAATGGCATCCCCCAGGATTAGGACGCAAGAGTATAATGAAAAAGAGAGGCAAGAGCAAGGGTGTTGCAACTCTATTTGTAGGACCGCGAACTAAGACGGGCAGCTATAAGACGGATGCCTACTATTTAAGAATTTGGGATCTGTATAATCCCGGCAAGAGGCGGATAGTGTCAGCGGCAGAATGGGCTTTAGAGCCAACGCAGCAAAGTATTTACAGTTCCATGAGAACGGTTATTACAAGAGCATGGAATAAAAACGTTAAGAAATGAGTATAAGGACAGCGATATATGATTTACTGAATGACTCCGAGGCGGATGTTTACCCCATGGTAGCGCCGCAGGAAACGTCAGATGCGTATGTCGTTTACAATATGGGCATCACACCCGACCGGACACAGGACGGCGTGGGTACGAAGTTCATCAGTTTAGCTTTGAATATATACGCCAAATCATACGATGACTGCATAGCGTTAGCCGCTACGATGTATGCCGGACTAGAGGGGGCTGCGGGAACTTATAGCGCAGAGGCTTTAATGGCCTGTAATTGGGTTAATGATGGATTTGGTGATTACATACAGGATTTAGATAAATACGTGATACCACAGGAATATCAATTAATGTTTACATAAACAAAATATTATGGCACTAAGAGGAGATTATATCGTATTGAAAGTCCAGCAGCACTCTTCGGGTTCTTCGGCTAATGAAGTTATCGCTGAGAGTACGTCTGTGAGCATAGACTTCTCGGCAGAATTTCTTGAGACCACATCGCAGACCAGTGGCTTGAATCAAACCGGGATTGCTGGTAAGGTATCCGGCACAGCTTCGGGTGATTACTTACTTGCCTTGGCGGGTACGCAGTTTGCCGCTTTATTTGCGTTGATGAACGCGGGTTCGGTGATAGATGTTCAGATCGAGAGAAGCGGAACAAAATTCTTAGACGGCGAGTGTGTTCTCACCTCGTTAAGTTTAAGCGGTGGATTATCTGACGCATTAGCCACTGGAAGCTATGCACTCACCTTCTCAGGAGATATGGCAGTATGATAGTCGAGACTAAAAAAGGCAAACTCCCGGTTAGATACGGGATGAACGCGCTCGCTAAGTTCGGCGACCTAACCGGCAAGAGCATGAATAAGGTTATGGCCGATTTGAACAAGTCCAAAGACTTAAAAATCTCCGAGTTATTAGCATTTTTATACGTGGGCTTTGTCGATGGGGCAAGGTTCGCCGATGAAGAGTGTCAGGTAAAGAGCGTTGCCGATGTGGGTGACATGGCCGACGACGATCCCGAGTTAATGACAAAGATGTTCGCTGTATTCAGCGAGGGCGATGAGGTCAAAGATGGTGATAAAAAAAAACCTTAACCTTTGATGAGCTTCAGGCGATAGCGCTTGGTGAAGTTGGGATTGCGCATGGCGATTTCTGGAATATGACCTTACGGGAGATATTGAACGCGCAAAGTGGTAACTCGAAAAGGCAGTATAACGAATGGCGAAGGTTTAGATGGTTAGCTTGTGAGTTTAGAAATGCTAATCCGTATGATAAAAAGCAGTACGAGCCGACTGATTTAATGAAGCTACCGGGGGATGAGGAGGAATCTAACTTTGAAGATGATATAAAGGAAATTAAAAGAAGAAGGGCTTTAAGAGATGGCAAATAGAACAGTAACGCAACTTACCGCAGTCCTTCAGATGAACAATTCAAAGTTCAAGAAGGGTCTGACTGGATCTCAGAAAGCTCTAAAGGCATTTCAGAAACAAGTCAAAGCAGTTGGAGGTATGATTGCCGGGGCTTTTGCTGTTACCGCATTGGTTAACTTTGGCAGGGAGGCTGTACAGTTTGCCGCCAAATTACAAGGGGTTGAGTCTGCGTTCAATAAGCTAAACGATCCAAATTTACTTAATGATTTAAGGGCGGCCACCAGAGGTATGGTGAGTGATCTTGAGCTTATGAAGCAGGCGGTTCGCGCTAAAAACTTTGCTATCCCATTAAAAGACCTAGCAACATTTTTCGAGTTTGCGACTAAACGATCTTTAGAGACGGGTGAATCTGTTGATTACCTTGTCAATAGTATAATCGACGGGATTGGTAGAAAATCCACTCTCGTAATGGACAATTTAGGTATTAGTGCCACTCAACTTCAGGCAGAGATTAGGAAAACGGGCGATTTCGCAGTTGCCGCCGGTAACTTAATTAAGGAGGGCATAGAGGATATGGGCGAGGTGGCTGATACCGCCATGGTGTCTATGGTCGCCGCTCAAGCCACTTGGGATAACTTCAAAGCTAAAGTAGGGGGTAAGATTCTCACCGTGGTCGCCCATAATATAGATGACTTCAATGCGCGGCTCAGTATATTAGGTAATGACGAAGTAGATATTTTAACTAAGCTATGGGCCGCCACATCCGGTGAGATGGATGCAGTCATAGCCCTTGATAAAAAGTGGAAAGAATATTACAAATCTATTGAGAAGCCGAAATGGGTAGTAGAGGAAATTACGTGGACATATAAGGAAATAAAGTCTGGGATTGATTGGGCTGATGTAAACGATAAGATTTTTCAACAGTGGGTTAAGGAAAACGGTATTATAAGAGCCCGAATTGCGCTACAAAATCAATTAACGGAGGCTGTTAACGCTACCGCGCTTGCGCAGTTAACCGAATTAGAAAAGATTGCCGCGGCTTATGATAAAGAGAAAGCGGATGCTGACGCAAAACGAGACGCTAAGAACGCGATTTTAGACAATCAACACTACGGCGATTACCTAACGCAACCCGATGAAGTCTGGGGCGGCGGGGCTGAACCGTGGGAAGCGGGGATAGACACGACGGCGATAGCTAACGCGGCTGCCAAAATGGAGGAGGCTGAGCAGGCTGCCAAAGATTTCGGGGAAACTTTTGAGGCTATGTTAGAGATGGGATTAGCAAAGGGGGTGTCTGATCTTTTCGCTGGAATAGGAGAGGCTTTTGTATCTGGTAACATGGATGGCGCATTTTTATCTATCCTTGAATCTGTTGGTAAATTTATGGTACAGATGGGGAGTATGTTTGTGGCTTATGGGATAGCCGCGTCTGCGTTTTTTGCCGCAATTACAGCAGGGCCATACGGAGCAGTCGCCGCGATAGCCGCCGGGGCCGCGCTTGCCGCTATCGGGGGCGCTATTATAGGGACGGCTAAAAATATGTCGAGTACGGGTAGCAGCTCGACAGGAGGGGTTTCGTCACAGGGGAGTTGGGGACATGATGTAAGATTTAAGATACAAGGAAAAGACTTAGTAGGAGCGCTTAGTAGATATAATGATACTAATTTTCTAAACACCTAATGGCTTTCGTAACCAAATATACGCTTAACTGGATGGACGTTGACGGCAACGACTGGGATATAGCATTTCAGGAGGACGGGTGGGACGGTGCGGTGACGGCTCTGACACCCGGTCCGTCTCCATGTAAGATGACTTGGAACGGTGGTGATAAGTTCCAGCCCATAGTGGGTAGTAATTTGGATATTCAGATGGTGTACGAATCAGCTATTGATGATTTATATACAGAGGAGGCCCAAAGTATTAAAGTAATCCTTACCAGAGAAAGCGTTGTTAAATGGACGGGCTTCATATCTCAGGGTCAGTATTTTAGACAGTTTAATCAGCCCGTGCATTATGTAACAGTCACGGCGGCCGATGGTCTAGGTGAGCTTAAAAACATAAAGTTTGAGGATGACTCAGGCGATCCGTACTATGGTCAGGAGGAGGAGGCGGTAGTGATAGCTAATATCCTTTTAAAGACAGGAATAAGCAAGCTCATTGTAGACCGTATTAATATTTTTGATGCTAACCATACCACCGGCGCGGCTTACTCGCCACTGAACCAAACATATCTATATCAAGAGGCTTATTGGGATGAGCAAACAGACGAACGGTCAAATTGCTACGAAGTATTAGAGGCTATTCTAATTAAATACGGGGCGACCATAAGGACAACGGGCAGCGCGTGGCATCTTCTTCGTCCCAACTCCTTCTCTCAGAGTCTGACGCCTTATAGGATATTCACAAGCGCGGGGGTGTATGATAGTAATGACGCAGGCGATCAGAGTATTGATTTTGATGCTGACCTTTTTTATATTTACGCTGACCAAGAGTTATCAAGAATTATGGGCGTGGGGATAAGTGAGGTAATACAGAACCCACCCAGACGGCAGAATATGTTTAAGAACGGATCTTTCGATGCGTTCACATGGACGGGCGGCGCCGCCGACTACTGGACAGCAACCGGATCACCTAGCTACTCTGAGAGCGCTGATAGGTTAAAGATGCGATCCAATGTAGCCGTAGCGGGAGCCATCCCCACTAAGTATATCGAAACGTCTGTAAATATATATTACCCTAATTCGATCAATATAAATTTTGAATGGACCCCTGTCTTTACGGGGACGCCTACCTATAAGAACCTTTACTTACAGATATATGATGGCACGTATTATTTAACTACTGCCGGATGGCAGTCTGGTGTAGGTTATTATATTATCGGAGCGAGCCTGTTATCGCCGGGGATCATGAAGAAACTTTCCATACCCATCCCTGAGCAATTTGCATACGGTTATGATGGCGTGTTCACATTAAGATTCAGAATTTACGAGTTTCATAATGAAAATATCGCGGCCTCCAATTTTTTTTACTTGGACAATCTACGGTTAGATGTGGGCATGGATCTGCCTGAAACAAAATTACACTCATACACCAATCCGGTTGCAATAAATCAAATTCAGTCAAAGGAAATAGCTTTGGGCGATTCATGGCGCACTGGGTTAATTGATGATGCGTATTTTATCAACACATACAACGCGGGAACTAACTTCACAACCTTATGGAGCATCACGGGCGATCCCACGGCAGCCGCGCCTCTATGTGAGGTTTTAGCCAGACAAAACGCAGAGGCTTTTCGCAGGGGGATTGACGTGCTGTCAGGAACGCTACGAAGTACATATACACCTTTTGGAACGCTTGGCATTAGGGATGCTAATTTAGTTGATGAATACGGGTTTGTAAAAACATTCTTCCCTACCAACGTGACGCTTGACACGCGATTAAGTGAGGTTAACGGTACATGGATAGAATGTCCCGCTACATACACTGATTCAGAATTAGAATGGGCCTCGCATACGTGTGGTGGTGATGCTACTATTAACGGAAATGAAATAGAGGTAAATGAATGCGATGTTGCAGGGTCTACAAACTTTGCAACGTTTGATAGCTATACGGCTGTGGAAGGAGAGTTAGTTAGGGTTGTGTTAAACTTAATTGATGATGGGAGTAGTTATAGACCCATTTTTTATTATGCGGAAGGCTCACAGACAACAAATTGGGGGCTTAATTATTACACTTTTTACAATACAGCAGGTGCTAAAACATTATTTTTAAGAAATATCAGCGGTAGCACACAAACATTTAATTTCACTTGCACACTAGGCATATATAAAATCACCGGAATTTAAAACATACGATATGGCATTATCAGCACAATACATCACAGTCAGATTACAACAGCACTCCTCGGGGACGACTAACGCCGTGATAGCTGAGAGTACGTCTGTAGACGCTCAGTTCGGCGCTGAAGCACTTGAGGCCACTAGTCAGACCAACGGCCTTACCGCTGTATTCGAGGCGGGCAAGAACAAGATAACCGTATCAGGGGACTACCTCACCGCTGCGGACGGGGCTACATTCGACGCTCTATTCGTACACGCTAACGCGGGGGATAAGTTCGAGGTGATGATCTATCGAAGTTCAACGCCAGTCTTAGATACTGAGGGCGTGTTCACATCATTGAATCAGTCCGGGGCGCTGTCTGATAGTTTAGCAACGGGGGCGTATTCGATTGAGTGTGATTCGAGCGCTTTGGAGGATGGGTATGGAGTTGAACTTAACACCACTTCAAACGCCATTTCAGATCCAAACGGAACCGAGGCTAACACCACTACTCCATGGATTGGGGTTAATCTTAACGGGATAGGCTCAAACGTATTTGAATCCCAAAGTTCTGTGAAAAATGTCGGCTCTTATGCTTTTCATGCAGACTGTTCCGACACTCCCACTTCTTTAGCCAGATTCTATTTATCTCTACCAATGTTAGCTCCATATAGTATTATTGATGGGAATCATATTAAAATCACTTTTGATATTAGACATACAGGCACAGGCACACCACCATCAGGTCAGTGGAAAGCATATTTGGCATCATCTAACAACGGCACAGATCATGAATTAATAGCCTTATTATACACGGAAACAACATGGCAAACCGTAGAAATCGAATTTACTTACGATTCTACGTATAGAGACCTTATATTTACGGAGGCTAGTTCTAACAACGATGGTGGAATATATCTGGATAATCTATCCGTCAAAAAGAAAATATAATGGACTTAATAAAAACAGTACCAGGAAAGAATTTCACCTACGAGCAGTATGCAGCATATCGAATGAGGCATCAAGGCGGTGGAGGCGGAGGTACGGTGGGTGATTTAATATACTTTGATAATGTATCTATAATTGAAAGTTAAAAAGGAAATATAATGGCAAGTTTAGATTTCTCAAGGTCGGTGGAGCAGGATATTACAACCAAAGCAGATCGTAAAATAAATGCTGATTTAGATTATACCAGAGATGATGATGGTTCTGTGGACTTTAGCGGGATAGTTATAAAGATGGAGATTTATGATAGAGATGGAGGGACGTTAGTAGACACATTAACATCCGGCACAGAGATAACTATTGCCACAGCCCGTCTGACTATTGTAAAAACGTTCACAGCCTTAAAGATCAGATCATATTACTTTGAGATATTTGATGATGATGATAAGCAAGGTATTCAGCATGGTAAATTAATAGTCATATGAGTTGGAAATACGCAGTAACAGCTAGTAATGCTTGGAAGTATATAGTTACGGCTTCTAATGATTGGAAGTATGTAGTGACATCTAGCAATGCTTGGAAGTATATAGTTACGGAGGGTAATGCCAATCCACCGCTTCTATCATCTATTGAAATCGGCAATACTGCTAATAATATAATTGAGCTAGTTTACGCTGATGATTTAGATACGGGTAGTGTTCCTGCAACGACAGACTACGCGGTATCGGGTACATCTGAGACTATCAGCGGTGTTTCCGTGGGTGCCGGTGGGACGGTTTCGATTACGCTATCCGGTGATGTGTATGACACTGAGACTATTCTTCTAAGCTACACAGCGGGTGTTAATCCTATTCAGGATGAATCAGGCACTGATGTTGCTGATCTAGTCAATGAGGGAGTAACGAACAATTCAACGGCTCATGTTTTAGTAGCTACTATCGAGGTTGGTAATGTGGCGAATGATGAGATTGTTCTCACGTATGATGTTGCTCTAGATGGCACGAGTGTTCCTGCTGTTGGGGACTTTGCTGTCAGCGGAACGACAGAGACGGTCTCATCGGTGGGTGTGTCTGGTGCAACGGTTATATTAACTCTTTCTGGGGTGGTGTATGATGATGTGACTATTTTGATCAGTTATACATCTGGCACTAATCCAATACAGGATACCGTAGGTAATGAAGCTGATAATCTTGTTAATTCCTCTGTGACAAATAATTCAACGGCGGGACCATCCCCTAACCTAGCCTTTCAGATGCTTATTGATACCTCACTAGGAACTGGTACAGCTACAATGGCTATACCTACCTTTGGTACTGATGCTTATGATTGTTCAGTTGATTGGGGTGATGGTGTAACTACTACTCATAGCGGTACTACTCCTACAATATCTCATAGTTATGCCTCTGGGGGCACTTATACCATTTCAATCACAGGTACTTTCCCTAGAATATACTTTAATAATACTGGGGATAAAGATAAACTAACTAGTGTAGTTAATTTGGGGTAAATATGGTGAGAATATTAACTAATCAAAGTTATTGGCTTTTATTGGTTGTACTAATAATACTTAGTATAGCTGAAGAATTGGGACTTG